AATGTTGTTGGAAAGGGTAACGCTTTCTCTGGTTCGTTCTTCTCAAACCAAAGCTGGCAAGTTGGCCTACCTACGTTTGACATACGCAGACCAAACTTGTCACGCTTGTTACCCCCACCAAACTGGCGTTGAAGTGCGTTCATTACATCTTGACCTACCTGTTTAATAGTATCCTCTGACATTGAGGACTTACCCTTAACAGCGTTCTCCATGTACTGATGCACAGCCAGTTCAGCAGGGTGATTCATTATGCTACCTCTTCAACTTCTATATCGACAAGATCATCTACAATGTCACTGTCTTCTTCATCCATCATCTGGGCTTGTTTCTTTTCGTCCCAAGCATTGGCAATGTAGACATTGTAGTTTTCAATCCACGATAAGAAGTCTCCTGCAAGTTTTTGATCTGCATTGTCCATCTCCAAAGTAGTCGTCAGATCAAGTGAAGAGACAGGAACATAGTATTTTCCACCTGTCTGTAGCTTACGCTCATCAGTATTTAGTGTGATGGGATGCTGCACTGGAAGACGCTGCATCTTGGCAAGCTGCTTAAAGGTGTTCCCCAACTCGTCAAAAGCCTCCCGGTTATCTATCTCCCATATGAATGGGGTAGGTTCTAGGGATACCTTTTTACCCTTCTCATCTACTGGGCTAGACATCTCCACTGTACCAAACACTGCTCTTACACGCTTAGTTTGCTTGATAAGTTCTTGCAGTTCAGGTTTTAGTGCCTTGAAGTCCTTGACGTATCCGGCAGGTTTACCGCAGTTAAAACCACCGAAATTATCTTTCAGATCAAGTTCAAGATTATCAGCCATGAGTGTTTTGACAAAGCCGTCAGAAGTCCACCGCTTATACATAAAACGCTGCAAGAATGCACGAATTTTAATTGACGGTGCGTAGTAAGTGGGGCCATCTGGAATGTCTAGCTTGTAGGTGCCGCCTTTTACAAGGATAGACTCATCACCCAGAATAGGTGAATGATTGATGCGCATACGGGCTAGGGTGCTTCCCTTGCTACCCGTACCCTCACTAGCAATGCCTGTTAACTTAGCCATTGCCGCATAGTTGTTAGTGTCGATTGTAGTAACCTGTGTCATTTATTTCTCCTTTTCTTCAGTTTAAGAGTCGTAGTTATATCATGTTACGTCTTTAGTGTCAAGCCAATTTGGCCCGATTTTAGCCTCTAATAGCAGAGGTACATTGAACACCATACCCCAACGCATGGTAATCAAGCCCGGTAGTTCTTTGTTTGTCTGTGTAATAACATCTATTACACTTCTTTCTTCATCTGGATGAACATCAATAACGATAGAATCGTGTACAGTATTTACCACGCATGACTGCATATTCTCCAGAAGTTTATCAATATGCAATAAGGCTATAGGCACAATGTCTGCAGTAGCAAATGATTGCACTGGGTAGTTCTTTATCTGAGTAAAGTTACTAACCCTGCCATTTGCAGTGCGTTTCACATCAGGGAAATCAAACTGCCTACCAGATGGAGTGGTAATTCTCTGTGTGCTTATAGCCTCTTTAGCCAATTTGGAGTGCCATAACCCGATTCCTTCGTACTTTTTCGTAAAGTGTTCGTAGTATGCTGCCTCCGCTGGCGTTCTCCCAAAGCCTGTTGCGCCATAAAGCGGCGCAAACGTGTGAGCCTTTGCAGTCTGCCTATCCGTAGGCTGACCAGCATCGGTAATAACTTTAGCGGTGTAACTGTGTACATCAAACCCAGTAGATACTTCTTCAATTGCAACTCCATCCTGTGATAAATATGCGGCAGTGCGAAACTCTAGCTGTGCAAAGTCAGCTTCCATAATCTTGCCACCTTCCCAACGTGATACAAACACCTTCTTGACAGGGAATGTACCGCCACGGGGCATGTTTTGCATATTAGGATCAACGCTAGATAGTCGTCCTGTAGATGCCCTATGCTGCAGCAGCCGGACATGAAGCTTTCCATCTTGTTTAGTGTACATACGAATACCTTCTACAAAAGACGATAGGTACGTATCCACAGCAGACAAGCGTCGAACTTTTGACAGGAAGTCTACGGCATCTGTCATTTCTTTGGCACGTGCTGTACCCTCAAGAACTTCTAGCTTTTGCTTACCTGTACTAAAACCATTCGCACTAGCCCACTTGGCAGATGGCGGTTTAAACTTTAGTCCCGCATATTCTTTGGTCGATATAAAGTGATAGCCAGAACCACCACAAGAATTGCACTTAGTGGCGTTAGCAAAAGGTGAGCCGTCTTTCTTAGTCTTACGCACTTTGCCTCTTCCGTTACATTCACTGCACTGCGTAGCTTTTGTCTTGTAAAGGCGTTCTGTACCACTGGAAACAAGACTGCGGAAATCTGCAGTATCCATATATGGGTCAATGACACTGCCCCAATACTGCTTGTCCAATACTTTACGTCCATACACAACCCAAGACAATTGCTCCGGGCTGTTTAGATTAATAGGAGTGTCACCCATAAGTTTACGCACGTGTGACTGAAGATCACGCTGAAGATCATCTCGCTCCTGCTCAAACTCCTGCCGCACAGTGTTTAGAGAGCCTGTGTCAACTGCAAAACCACGCTGATATATGCGTGACAGACAGACAGCTACCTGATTAGTAAGGTCAACTGTACCACGTAAGCTGCTGTCTTCATTGCTGTTTAGCCTTAGCATAAGTTTATCGCACAACTGCTGCGTAGCATGTACGTCAGCAGAGCAATACTCCAACAACTCATCATGCGGAATATCACGAGTAGTGTAGCCCTTCTTGAAATATTCCTTCAGTGTGTCTTGCTTCTTAGTATCTAACTCATATCGTTCAGCGCAAGCCTCTAGAGACAGCGGCTCCTTGATACCACGTTGCAGTACATACTCAGCAAGCATCGTGTCGAACACAGGCCCATCATACTTAAAGCCTGATTCCCAGAGCCAGAGCAAGTCGTGTGCTGCATTGTGCATGATTAAGATAGTAGTGGCATCTAGAAACTCCTGAACCAATACATGTCCATTCTCATCAGCATCTACCTTACTATGGTCAAAGGTAACCGTATGCTCAACACCTTGGTCAGTCAGCATCCCTACCATAGTCAGTGAGTTCTCTGGCTCAAATGGGTCAAGATGCAGCTTGCCGTCACGGTGTGTGACCGTGTTCTCTACGTCAAGAGTTAGTTTCATGTCACCCCTCTACCATCTGTGTCATATCAAGCGGCACTTGATAGAAGTACTCACCCCTACGTACACGTTTGTTGGGAACTTCCACAGGTGTCAGTTTTTTGACATCATCTGACCAGAACGTAAAGGCACGAGTAAGCTGCTCGTTCCATATAAAGAAAAGAGTACGCTCTTTCAAGAACTTACTTTTGCGTTCTGGTAACTGCACATTTGGGAAGGGAAAGCTGTCTGTCTTCCATAAAACTTTGACTTCACACTCGACCATAAACTCATTCATCTCTGACTTTGCAATCAGGTCTTGCGCATAACGATTAGGATGATCGACAACTTGATAACCCAAGCCTTGCAAATATTCCGTAGTCTTGTCCTTTGCCTTTTGATCGTACAAAGCGTAATCAACGGGATTGAATTTTTTATGTATCATACTGTATACCTCGCTGTTTGGTTTTCCAGTTCGCAGTGTACCACACAATGCACCCCGGTCAACTTGTTTTTAACAATGTTAAGATGGCGTTGATTATCCTCTTCGTCCGCACCCTCTACAATGGGATTCTTGGCAATCAAAACCATAAGGTCAGCCTCTGCTGCCTTACCTGTACGTGATCCTTCCATCATACTCTGATTAAGAAGAACCTTACCCTCTGCTTCAGCAGATAGCTGTGACATATAAAACATTGCACAGTTGTACTGCTTGGCAATCATACGAGCATGGATAGCGTTGGCCTTGAGTGCTTCGTCAGTACGAGAGAACCCGCCTGTTCTAGCAAACTTGTCACCCATATCAAGCAAGACGATGTCAGGCTTGTAGGACTTACATATACTCTCAACCCATGCCATGTCACGTCCAGTGGCGTCCTTGATCTTGATACGTTCCTTGACAGGTGCGTATAGATCACGGGCCTTGCTAGGATTCTTCTTGATCTCCTGCATGGTCATACCGGTAGCTGCTGTCAGATAACGTGCGCCTACACGGTGATAACCCTCCTCATTACAGAGGATGATACAGTTGGCACCCTGATGGGCAAAGCCGCCGGGGCTAGCAATTAAGCTGGCATGAAATGATGTCTTGCCAGTGTTAGGCCGTGCGCCAATCTCAATCAGATGCCCATCATTAACACCCTCCACTTTACGTGCAAGCGTAGGGATGTTGAATGTCCATCGTGCCTCAAGGTCATTACGTGCAAGCAATGTTTCAATGTCAATGTCCTCCCACTCTACGTTGAGATTAGGAGTGAAGTCTTCGCCGTACTGCTCCAACATATGTCTCAACGGCTCTAAAGTAGAGCGATCACCGTTGACGTAATCCACACCAAGCCGTGCAATGTCCTCGCCCACAACCTTCTGAAACAACTTAGACAGAACCTCTTGTGCCACATCACCGCCCATAGGGGCTTCACGTTTGATCTTCTGAAACAGACCAGTAAAGATTTGTTTCTCTGATGTAGTCATTGCAGGGTTGTTAGAAAGTAGCAACGCCTCAACTTCATCTGGTGTTACAGTACGTGCGTACCTGTCCATTGCAGCATCAATGGTCTTCTTGATCTTCTGCACATCTTTGCTGAATAAGCGATCAGGGCATCTTGCTCCACGATGGTCGTCGTAGAACTCTTTGTCCATCATACTTCTAATCAGTGATAATTCCATGTAAATTCTCCATATCTGTCGGGTTACGATATTTGAGGTCGTCTTCAAGACGTAGGACACGAACATCGTTTACATGCCCTCTAAGTTCCTTACTGAACTCAATTGATTTAGTTAGTGCGTCGGGGTCTAGTGCAATAATTGCTGTTGAGAACTGCGAGAGATACCCTTTATGCGTCTCTTGCAATGACGTGCCTAGAAGCGCAACCCCGACAAAGGATGGAGAACCGAAACCAACAACGGCTGCACTCACGCAGTCCTCAACAACTACGGCGACTTTACCATGTCCACACACATATGGCAAGCCACTATTTCCATATCTTTTCCATTTAGGCTGAATATTTTTCATAGCACGTCCCGTAGCATCTATGATCTTACCGTCGTGCTTGATGGGAAAGACTACACGATCTTCTTTGACATCGTACATTAGCCCAAGTTCTTCTGCGTCAATCTTGTACAACTCCCATGCCCACTCAGCTATGTCGTATGTACGAGGAACTACATACTCAGGCAATGAGAATGTCTCATCCTGCTTTGTACTACGGCCATCCAGTATCGAACTGATGTCGTCTACGGACATAGGCACTCGTGTGGCACCCTTAACATTACACGAAGCTTTGTAGCAATTCCATAAAAGCTTACCCTCACTGTTGGTAATGGTGAATGTTTTAATTCCACCACAGTTAGGGCAATTCACTCTTTTGGAATCACCTACAGGTAAGTCTATATCAAGTATGATATCACTTACAGTGTTATATATACTATACATGTTATTCACTCTCCTTTGCGGCAGTTGGTATGCTTGTAGCATGCATTCTACGTTCTGTCAAAGCTAAATTTGCACTCTTCAACGTATTTTTCATATACGGTTTTACTGAACTAGGATTTGCATGTCCTGTAACCGACATAATTTGTGCCATACCTACACCAGCTTCCACCATTTCCGTTGTACCAGTACGTCGCAGGTCAGATAGTCGCAGTTCCTGCGGCAAGCCAGCGTCATCCATTACCCTACGTGCATATGTAGGCAGTTTTTGCAAGCTGTATGGTCTAAACTCACCCTGAATTGCATATGGGCGTGGGGCAACATACTTCTGAAAGCCGAAGTCTTCTTCTTGCTGCTTCAACATGTCGCATAAGTCGTCGTCAATGGGTAGATGCACGTCTGCTTTACGCTTGGACTGTTCAATTTGTATAGTCTGACTATCAAAATGTATACTTTCCCACTTTAGTAGTCTCATATCTCCTAGACGTTGGCACCAAGCATATGCCATGTGCGCAATCAAACCTATGTTACGAGTATTAAAATCACTGTACGCTGCGTCTAGGAACTTTTGGATATCATCCCTAGTCCAGACAGTCTTACGCCTCTCAGGCGTTCTCCTACGCACGTTAGCGAAAGGATTTATAACGCACATCTCCATGCGCAGACCGTGATTAAAAACAATACACGTTGCTGACATGATATGATTAGCCATATGAATACCTTTCTCGCACCATTGGTTGTACGCAACCTTCGCCGCACGTGTTGGCAAAGATGTGTAGTCGAAGGTGGACAGAGCCTGTCCGTCCACCTCAGTGTTGAGCATTACGTTGATGAAGTATTCATATTGTTTCTTAGTTTCATCACGTAAGTTCCTGTAATCATAGGACTTGTAGTAGTCCTGTACGAGTTCAGTAAGCTGCGACATCATGTCACGCTGTCTGAAGTTCAGACAACCGACGGAACTGAGGGCTAGCAATCCACTTAGCTACCTCTTGTTCACGTGACCACATAGATGTAGCGGCGGTATCGTTGTTAGTGTTCTTCAGTGTGAACCCATTCTTCTCGTCAGCGTAACTAGCATAGTTCGTAAAGGCAGAGTACAGAGACCACATATTGCAGCCACGTGTACTGACTTCTTGACACCATAAGCTGAACATCTTTTGTGCCTTACGATCTGAATCCGTGATGATGGTATCAAGCAGAGCCTTGACATCAACAGTGTGCAGTTTTGTCTCAGCCCATTTCTGATACACATCAGCCGTGTTGTGAAAATCAGACACAGTGTGCTGAAGTTCATCAATGAACGTCTCTAGATCGAAACGACTGGTATTCTTACGTTTGATCTTGTCATAGTCACCTGTGACCATTCCATTGGTGCAGAAGAAGTCAATAGCACCGTAGTACACCTGATTGGAGCAGCTACCATCAATACCGTGTAGAGCAATAAGGCGTGGTGCAATGGTAGTGGTATGCTTGTCTGTCTCAATCTTGCGAAGGACATTAGGCATACGCATGTCCATCTTGACCCATGCATTGTTACGTGCCGCATCGAAGCTGATGTTCATGCTTTCACAGAAGCTTTCTCCAAGATGCTCAGAGATAGCGTTGTGCGCACGGGTGAAGAAGTCACCGTGGCTGGCACATTTGAAGGTGCTGCCGACGATGCCAAGGTATTCGCCTGTATCGCCATTAATGACATACTTGGACTTGTCATACTTGGTTGGCTCAAACTCCACAGGGAAGTTGATGTGATCAGGTACGATATCATTTGAGGTAAAGTCTAAGGGCATGGTAGTTCTCCTTTCGTGATTGTTAACTGTTACTCTGTTATATCACTAAGATATCACAAAGTCAACGCTGCTAGTATTAAAAAGATGAGTAGTGAGATAATAATATCCACTAGTCCCACCTATAGAACATATGGTCACCTATTTGTACGACAGGAATCTTGCTTTCTGCCCATTCAGGCAGAACATAGGTTGCATGGTAGTGTGTCGCACCCTCAACGAAGTCGTCAAGGTTGCCTGTGTGTACACCCTGTGCAATCAACATAGCTTGCTGCCACGCTGTCTGGTCAGGTGTCTT